AACGCGAACGGCGGCATATATTTCTTCGCGCGACGCCGCGAGAGCCGCGCAAGCCGACGAATTGCGCCGGATCTGCCAGGAGATCGAGGCTGGGCGAGACCCTTATCCGGAGGAGGATGGACGATGAGCGACGACGACGAGAAGCTGGCCGAGCGGATCGCGCGCGAACGGTGGAACGCCGTCCTGGTCGCCGACGGCCAACGGATGACCGGCATCGCCGACTGGGACGGCCTGTCGCAGAACGCGCGCGACGAGGTTCTCGCCGACGTCGAGGCGACGCTGGACGCAATCAGGGCCGCCGGGCTCACGGTGGTCGAGAGGGAGGACGGACGATGAGCGACATCCCAACTTGGCATGAACGCGCAATGCGCCACCCTGACCACCAATCCGGCATGATCAGCGAGGGCATGATCCGCGCGCGCATGGCCGAGGAGATCGCGGATTTGCGGGCCGAGGTCGAGCGGCTGCGGGCGGTGCTGCGACAGTGTGCCTGCTCTTGCAAGGCACTCAGGGAGTCCTGTCCGGAACTGGAAATGGACGGCACCTGCCCGCATTTGAGCGCGCAAGAGTCGCTGGAGGGAAAGCTATGAGCGGCGGAAGCATGAATTATCTGTACATCTTGGTCAGGGATGCCGAATTCCACACTCACTCACCAGAGCGAAAGGCATTTCGCGAGCATCTCATGCTCGTTGCAAACGCTTTGAGGGCCATTGAGTGGAACGACAGCGGTGATGGAGACGATCAAGAGGTTCACAACATCATGGCCTGCATATCCCTGTCGGTATCGGAAAATGACATGCTGCGCGCCGAAAACGCCCGCCTCCGCGCCGATGTTCCAGTGTACTCAAGCGAGATCGAGCGGCTGCGGGGGGAGATGCCCGTGGCCGAATCTCTAAGGGTCGATGCCAAGTGCGCGGAGATCGAGCGCGACGAGGCCCGCGCTGTTGTTTGGAAGCAGGCCAAAGATAACGCGGATCTGCGGGCCGAGGTCGAGCGGCTGCGGGCGGAGCGCGACGAGGCGCGGGCTTACATCGAGTCGAGGAGGAGGGAGGCCAAGCCATGAGCGACGAGAAGATCGCGGAGATTCGCGCGAGGCATAATTACACCGAGGAAATGTGGTGGGCCGCGGACGATCCCTGCGCCAATCAAGCGCACGCTGACCGCGCCGCTCTGCTGGCCGAGGTCGAGCGGCTGCGCGAGGTGCTAAAAATCGTCCGAATCAACGGACCAGACGCTCAAGGTCTGGTCTGGTTGAGTTTCTGCCGTGAAGGAGGGGTGCGCGTGTGTTTCGTGGTGGGCCACAAGGAACGAATGGTTTCGCAAGCCTTGCTGGAGTTTGAGCAGATCCGCCGCAAGGCGCTGGAGGCCAAGCCATGAGCGACTTCAACAGATTGATGATTGACGAGGAGGCGGTGCGTCGCTGGAGGGCGGAACACGAAAACGCAAGCGCGCGACTGGAGATCGCGAACGCACGACGCAACTGCGCCTTCCTCCTTTCGCAGCATGATCCGGTCGCCAAGCTCGGGATCGACCGCGAAAAGCTGCGCGCAGTTCTGGCCTTCGTCTGGCACGGAAACGTTGATCGGATGGAGCGGGATTTTGCCGCGCTGGACTTCGCCAAAGTGGAGGCCAAGCCATGACCCACCGCCCCGCCCCGCTCGTCATCCGCTGGTATCTCAGCGCCACCGGTTTCCAGGCGATCACCATGCCCTGGGGCCGCGCATACTACTGGCCCTGGCCCGCCGATCCCGGCCTGATCGCGCATGAGCAGGCCCACCTCGACCAGCTGCGCCGCCTCGGGCAGGTGCGGTTCGTCGCGCGATACCTCTGGCTTCTGATCCGGCACGGCTACGAGCGGCACCCGATGGAGATCGAGGCCCGCGAAAGGTCAGGACACCGATGAATCCTAAAGTCCAACACAAGGGCACCATTGTTAACGCCCAGCTATCCTTCAAGGGGGCGCGACCCCATCTGGATCCTTTGTTGCGTGAGATGGGGACCCTGTTAGAGACGGAGGCGGGGTTTCTTGACGAGGTCTGCAAAACGGCTGGCATTCACCGGCAGACTTTGGCAAAGTGGATGCGTGGGGAAAGGACGCCCACCCTTCTTCACTTCAACGCAGTCTTACAGACCCTGGGCTTCAAGCTGAAGATCGTAAAGGATTGGAAATGAAACTCACCAACAAATATAACTTGCCGTCTTCCCTGGTAGCAGCTTTGGAAGCGGACTCCTATGACAACGGTGGCGCAGATTTGTCTGCCAGCGGCATGTGGAAGCCCCCGTACATGGTGGCTTTGGAGAAGCAGAACCCGGACATCCCCGTTGATGCCAGCGACCTGCTGCCCTCTCTGCTGGGCAAGGGATTCCATGCGGTGATGGCGGCCTCGGACAAGGTGGGAGTGGTAGAGAAGCGTCTCTTCACCCATGTGGGACCCTGGTATCTGAGTGGGCAATTCGACAGACTTCTCCTAGAGGATGGGGTTCTCCAGGACTACAAAGTTACATCCGTCCCTCGGTTCAAACACCAGTTGGTAGAGTCCGAGTGGGAAAACCAACTTAACACCTACGCCTTTCTCCTCCGGCGCAACGGCTTGGAAGTTAAAGCCCTGCAAGTGGTGGTCTTCTTGCGGGATTGGTATGCTGCCATGGCTCTGCGCAACTTGGATTATCCCAACCTACAAGTCCAAGTGGTGGATCTTCCGATGTGGGATCCTGACGAGGCGCTTGAAAAGATCGAAGCCCGTCTCGCCCTGCACGAAAATCCCATCCCGTGCAATGACGAAGAGCGATGGTATCGGGCACCCAAGGTAGCAGTGATGAGGGAAGGGCGGCAAGCCGCAGTCAAACTGTTCGATACCGAAGGCGAAGCTTCCGCCTTCATCGCAACGGCGAAGGATTCCCGCAAGCTGCGCATTGAATACCGTAAGGGTAGCAACCTGCGTTGTGAAGAATACTGTAGCGTTTCCGCTGTGTGCCCCCACTGGCAAGGAATTCAAGGAAAACCCGAATGAGCAACGACAAGGCTGCCAATGGCGGGAAAACTTTTCCTGTGACTTATAAGCATATAGGCGGTAGCATCTTCCGAGGTAACAAACATCTCATGGCCGTGGTTGCTGTCGAGATCTCCCCTCGCAAGCGAGACGAGATCATCGACACTCTTATCACCCAACTCAACAGGAGACCCCATGAACAAACCATTCGAACTCGCGGCAGCAGTCGAAGCAACTCTCGACTTCCTCATCAAGCAGGCAAAGAATGAAACTTGGGAGGGATTCATCTTCACCTACCTGGAAGATGCGGAAGTTTTTAGATCCCACCTGACCCAGTTGCGCGCCCTTTCCGATGATATTCTCTGCAACACACGGGAGATAGACAATGTGGGATGAGCGATTCCTTTGCTTGGCTACCCACATTTCACAGTGGTCGAAAGACCCCAGCACCAAAGTGGGCGCCGTCCTAGTGGGGGCCGATAAGAGGCAGGTTGCCCTGGGCTACAACGGATTCCCCCCGGGGGTTGCCGACACCGAATTTCGCTTGACAAATAGAGTAGCCAAGCTACGCTACATGCAACATGCGGAACGTAACGTCTTGGACAACGCAGCCTTCCCTACTCAAGGGGCTACCCTTTACGTCACCCACCCCCCGTGTTGTGCGTGTGCCTTGTCCATCGTCTCGAAAGGAATACGTCGTGTGGTTTCTCTGCCAATGTCTTCTGATTTTGCTGCGCGGTGGGGTGCAGACGTTTACCAAACGCGCGAAATCTTTCGCGAATCAGGTGTTGCTTTCGAGGGATAAATGAAGTACACGCATACCGCTACCTTGTTGATCCCCATCAACAAGCATTCCCCTGGTACCACCGTCCTCACGGACGACCCCGCACCCGACGGTTCCGTTACGATACGTTTCTCTGACGGCACGTTGAGTTGGGCGTATATACATGAATTGGAGAATGCACGATGCCTACCTTCTCACAGCACCCCAACCAAAAACGATTGAAGATCCTTCTCCTCGGAGATCCAGGCGCAGGCAAGACCGGGCTGATGGCTACCCTTGCCAACGCAGACTACAAGGTTCGTATCCTCGATCTCGACAACAACCTCGGGATCATCTCTGCCTACCTCAAGACGGGCAAGTCCGACAACATCAGTTACTGCAGCATCAGCAGTAAGGATCCCGATAGCTGGAAGAAGTCCGTTGCTATTACTACCAAGTGGACGCTGCCTGACGAGGACCTTGGCCCCGTCGAAGATTGGGATAGCAACACCGTCCTGGTGGTGGATTCCGCCACCTTCTGGAATGATGTCTGCATGTCCCAGGTCCTCAAGGAGAATGGGGTGGCCGACGACAAGTCTGGCTTCGACCGCAGTTTGTGGGACGTAATGCGGAAGCGATTCGAAAACCAAATCGCCCGGTTGACAAGCGACAAGTATCGTTGTCACCTGATCTTCATCGCCCATCTGCGCCTTATCGAGAACCAGAAGACCGGGGGAATCCTCAAGGCATTCCCATCTTTTCTGGGCCAGCAGCTTCCCACTATCGTAGCCCGCTACATGAACAACGTCTGGTTGGCGACCCGAGACAAGGAAGGAAAACCCGCCTTGCAAACCCAGACGACTCGTGATATGGGCTATCTCAAATGCAGCGTACCTCACAAGGTCGCAGCATCGGCACCATTCGACCTGGGTGCCCTATTCAAGCAGGTTGAGAAGTGAAAAGAGAGAGATGAAAGATGACCGATTTCTGGAACACTACCCTGGAAGCCGTTGAAGATATCCGCGAACACCCGCCGGGCCGGTACCTCGGCTACATTTCCGGCTACAAGCTGGAAGTCACCGACGACAACAAGCCCTTCGCAATCCTTGAATTCAAGGCCAGCGAGGGTATCAGCGGGCAGGATCTGGACGGTGTCGAGTTGAACCGAACTCTGCGTAGCCAGCGTCTTTACTTCACCGACAAGGCGGCGAAGTATTCGAAGGCTGCCCTGAAGAAGGTGAACCCGGACCTCAACGACAAGGTTCCCCTCAAGGAAACTTTCGAGTCTCTGGTCGGGGTCGAAGTGAAGTTCGACTACAAGGCTGAGAAGTCTGCCAACGGCAAGGAATACATGAACGTCGTTGGGTTTGTTGCCGCCTAACCGCAGCGCGGTGTTGAGGGCGGGCGGGCGTCCAATAGCAGCAAGGTGCGGCCTCGCGTTGCGGGGTCTCCAGGGGGCCGCACCACCCCGCACCACAAGGAGATATGCCATGAATAATCAAACCGTTTTCAGCAAAGTCTACACTGCCTTGGTGAAACAAGGCCAACCCTCGTTTCACCATAAGCGAGGTATGTGTATGTACCGGACCAAGAAGGGGAACAAGATTCTGAAGTGCGCCGTGGGGCACCTGATCCCCCGCAAAGAGTACCTCCCCAAGATGGAAGGCAAGGACATTTACAGTCTTCGGGCGGAGGGTATTCTTCCCAAAAGTTTGGAATCAGTGGACACCAGCCTGCTGGAGAAATTGCAGAATGTCCATGACAGTTGGGGAGAATGTACTACGTATTCTTTTTGGAAGCAATCTATGGCTTGCATTGCCAAGGACTTCGGCCTGAAGGTCCCCCGTGTTAGTCGTACTTGACTACCCATCCATTCACGACATCAAGGCGGGGGTCCCCATGGCGGGGTACCCCGCCTCTTTGTTTAAGATTGCTGCCAAGTACGCGCGGATGGGGGAGGTCAAAATCCTTACCCTCTTCCCCCATCCCCCCAAGTTCGACAACCCCTCAGCCTATTTCCACAAGAAGAAGGAAGTCCCGGATGCTGAAGCAGCCAACCCTTACCACAAACAGTGGGGGTACCTGCGAAGAGATTACCTGCCGCATTACGATTCAATACGACAGCGGGCAGGAGAATCTTCACTGGCACTCGCTATGGGTGACCTTGCCTTTTGGTGTCTCACAGGTGAGAAGCTTCTCGATCACCGAGGAACCATTACCTATGCCGGGACCCGAGTCATCGGAACCCATCACCCCAGAAGCGTAGTCAGGGATCATACCCTCCTCCCCATCCTGGCGATGGACATGAGGAAGGCCTACGCCGAATCACAGAAACCTCGCAGCGTCTTTCCCCGACGCGCCATCCATATCGTGGAAGACCCGCATGATGCGGCTACCATGGTGTCGAAAGTAGTAGCAACAGGCGTCTTCGCTTTCGATATCGAAACTTACGAGCAGAAGATCACCATGATCTGCTTCGCACCTAGCGATACCGAAGTGTACGTGGTCCCCCTCGATCCTCCGGATGCCTGGAAGTGGGATGCCATCCGCAAATTGATGGCATCTTCCTGCCGCAAGATAGCCCACAATGCTGTCTACGATCTTACCTATCTGGTTCGACATGGGATCGACATTGCTTACCCCGTCGATGACACCATGCTTCTGTCGCATAGCCACGAAATCGAGTGGCCTAAATCTCTTGGCTTCCTGGGCAGCATCTACTGCAATGAGAGATCCTGGAAGCTCATGCGGGTAGGCAAGGTAAAGGACAGGAACAAGAAGGATGAGTAAGCAAGCTCTTCACATTTTGACATCGGATTGGGACAATACCGAATACGGATTTGCTTCCACCGATACCGACAACCAGTATTCTCCGGAGGAAAGGCTGATGTTCGCCATCATCCTTCAGGCTGTGGATGATGCCACCTCTTTCAAGGTTCCGCCCTTCATCCGGTCCCAGGCGCGCACTGCCATCTTCGACACTACAGCATCCCCCCTCTGGGACTATTGTGCTTTCCTGGGGATCGACTTCGACTATTTCCGAGATTCCGTAGCCAAGATGATAGAGGAGGGACGAACCGTTGGACGAACCCGGTTGCTTGGCGGAGTATGAATCGCCTGCCCTGGCGTTCGTGACCAGGGAAGATACGATCCTTCTTCACATCCACTGCGACAACCGATACCGTCGCATCCCGATCACTACGGCTCATGCATTCCGCCTGCTTCGACAACTATCGGAGGCCCTTGATGGACAAGTTCACGCGCAGAGTGGTGGACTCTTACGAAGCCAGATCCCGTAAGGGCTTCGCCAAATACGGATGCACCATGGAGAGAGACGACTTGAGTCTTGTGCAATGGGTGACACATGCGCAAGAAGAACTGCAGGACTTCACCATTTACGCCATGCGCCTTATCCACGACCTGGAAATCCTGAAAGACCGTCTCAATGAAAACCCTGTACTCGGACAACCTGGGAACCCTGGACCCAACCCTGCAGCAACTCGTCTACAACGGTCTGGACGGAATGATTACCCAGGCCGTGGCGGCGGCGATCCCCGCCAACTCCACCTACCATTTCGAGATCTCGATGCTTCCCCTGGTGGTAGCTATGATGAATCGGGGTATATTGATTGACATCTCCAAACGCGAGGCAATGGTCTCTGAGATACAGGGGCAACTCTCCAAAGTTTCCGGCAATTTCGATGCCATCTGCCAAGGCGTCTTTGGCCGCACCTTCAACCCCCGCAGCTACCCTCAGATGCGGGAGCTACTCTACAGCAGATTGCATCTTCCCGAAGTGATGGTGTCCAAGAAGGGGGAGAAGAAGATCTCCACCGATAGGGATACCCTGGAAAAGCTACAGCGAGAATACACCCGGGCCATGCCCATCGCCACCCCGCTGCTGCAGATGCGGGATCTTGAAAAGATTGTTGATACCCTTACCAAGACCCTCAGCCCCGAGGGTAGGTGGCATGCCAACTTCAACATCGGGGGTACCGACACCGGCAGGTGGAGCAGCAGCGAACACCCGATGGGCTGGGGCAGCAACCTGCAGAACCTTGACGATTATCTGCGTCGCATCTTCATCCCTGACCCCGGGTATGTCTTCTTCAACTGCGATCAGCAGGGGGCCGAGGCAAGAGTCGTCGGCTACCTAGCTGGAGATGAAGCCTACATCCGGGCAGTTGAATCCGGCGATGTCCACACCATGGTGGCCTCCATGGTCTTTGGCTTCGAACCTAAGCGGGAGTTGGCAGATCGCAAATATTACCGCGATATGTCCTACCGGGACATTGCGAAAAGGGCGGCCCACGGCAGCAACTATTTCGGCACACCCCGCACCATCGCCACGGTGCTGAAGGTGGAAGTGAGGCTGATCGAAGAGTTTCAGACTCGCTACTTCAAGGCTTTTCCCAATCTGCGCGAGTGGCATTCCTGGGTTCTGCAGCAGATCCAGTCCAAGCACCACTTGATTACCCCGATGGGCAGGCGTCGTAACTTCTGGGGCAACCCCCGGGAGGACACGACGTTGAGGGCGGCCATCGCCTTCACTCCCCAATCGACGGTGGGAGATCTGACAAGCCGGGGGCTTCTGGAAATACACAACAAGATACCGGAGGCTGAAGTCCTCAACCATATTCATGACGCAGCCTTTGGCCAAATACCTGAATCTAAGGTTGACATTTTGCTTCCGAAGATAGTAGACTGCCTCACATATCCCTTAGAGGTAACCGATATCTTTGGGGTGACGAGGCGGATGATTATCCCTTGGGAGTCCCAGACGGGGCGCAACTGGGGGAAACGGAAGAAGGACAACCCCGATGGACTCGCCTGATTATCTGGGCAACCGCCACGAAAGCGAAGAGCTGGCTCGAACTATCCGGGCCTACTATCGCAAGCGGGGTCTTGAAATTCCTGTCCATGTCATCGATGAGGGCCTACACTATGTCATCCGTATCGACGCAACCTTCACGATCCCGACTCTCGAATAGGCGGGAATCCACCGTCGAAGATCTCTACTTCAACGGGGAACGCTACCACATTTCGTATAGTTGGGATGCGGGGGTGAAGGAAGTCTTCATCAGCGGGCCCCGGGCGGGCACAGATCTTTATGCAATCTGCTGCACTGCCGCTACGGTGGTGTCGATTGCCCTTCAGTATGGGGTACCTCTGCAGGTGCTGCGGGAATCCGCTCTCCGAGATAAGGAGGGCAACCCCTGCGAAATCATGGGAGCCGTGTTGGATGTCCTTGGTAACGCTAGGGAAGCGGCCTGAAGTTTTGCCTCCGGACAGCTACAACCGGATACAAAGACGCGGCATCAATTACGAGAAGCGAGTGGCGAGGGATATTGTCCATACGTATCCCACCACTTGCTTCATTCTCCACGGGCAGTGGCTCTACCGGGAGGGGGCTTTCTGCCAGCCCGACTTGGTGGTGATCCCGCGCAAAGGGCCTGTCCTAGTGCTGGAAGTCAAGTTGTCCCGAAAGCGGGATGTGTTGAAGAAGATGCAGCAACTATATCTGCCCTGGGTCCTTGACGCTTTCCCCGGCAGACCCGCTATCGCGGGCCAGATCTTCAGGAATGGGACGGGGGCCGATGCGTTCGACCTCGACTACTTCTTGAGTCTCACTCATTTGCAATACGGAGAAGTCCAATGGCGATGACTGCGGCGTGGATTGGGATTGACTGGCAGGGGCGGCTACTTGGGGTACGTGAAGTGGACGGGGTGTCTTCAGTTTTCGCGGTGCCCGTCGTACCTTTGTTGCAAGCGGTAGCTGAAGACGATGCAACTCAAGCAATTGATTGCTATGCCACCGGGGTTTCCGTTTTGGAGAGTATCCAATCTGCCATCGATGTAGTGGAGGCTGAATTATTCGCTTCACTCGTATCTCTACAGGCGGGGCGTTTGGATTTGGGATTAGACCCGCAAGTCTCCCCTCCTCCGTCAGCTTCCGCCGGATCGCGTAAATCTGGTAAGCGGAAAGCTGCCGCCGCAAAAGCCGCCCCAGCTTCCAAGCGCAAAAAGTCTTCTGCTTCCGGATGAAGTTGCTGATGCGGTACCACTCGTAGGGAGTGATACCCGGGGGCATTACGGGTTTGGTTCCCCGGAAGGTGAGCTTGTAGTCACCCCGCAACAACTTGGATTTTGACATACTCAAGCATCCCTGTTGCCGTCATGGGGTCCAGCATCCCGGCGATGAATCCGAATTTTTCGCCGTTCTTCTTGGCTCCGACGGCGATGAAGAACTCAACATCGTTCTCTTCGACCAGCCTGCGGAATTCTTGGAAGTTGCTGAGGACCTGCGGAGTACCCGAGTCGCCTTCCTTGGCGGGGCGGAAGCCTTCGCTTTCCTTATGGGGGAAGTTGAAGATATCAGCCATTCTTCTTCGCCTTCTTCTTCGGCTTCTTCTTCATGGGAGGCCGGGAGATTTGGGCCGCGATGTTGGCCCTTGAGATAGCCATGGGGGGTTCCTTTCAGTTGTAACGGGCAGCGAGAGAAGCAGACATCACTCGGGCCAGCCTGTTCATCCACCCCCGCCCGAAGGTGGCGAAGTGCGGCAGGCTGCGAAGGAAGTCTTCTCGGGCATCGCACAATCTGGCGATAGTCATGTTGGGATCTTCTTTCCACAGGGCGGCCATTGTATCTGGCCCGAAGATACCATCCACCTCGACTTGGAGGACAACTTGCAGGCAGCGGATTGCCGCAGACGGCCCGCTGTTAACGGCGAAGTCCATCAGGGCGAGATCGACGCCCACGGGCAATTCGTCTCCCCGGACCCGATCCCAGTAGCGCCACTTGTACAGGGGTTTGACTAGGTCAGGAGTCAGCTTCCGCATATCGGCTTCGGTGACTGTCTTCCCCACCCAGCGTTCCCACGACGTCTTAGTTACGCCCAAGTTGGTGATGCCTCCGGGATCTTCCGGATGGTTGACGTAGCCACCTTCCTCCTTGAGGATGAAGGCGAGGCATTTGTCGAATCTCATTTGCCCTTCCACTTGTCGAAACTCCTGGTCGCAGTGTAGCCGAGGTAGCCTGCGCCGAAGAGCCACCACAAGGATTCGGGGATGGCAGCGAGCAAGGTCCCCAGATTGTTGGCTGCGATGGCTACATGGGTGGGAAACCAGATGCCGAGGATCGCCCCCAGGAAACAGAGGCCGATGGCGGCGTACATCACGTAAAGGAAGGTGGGCCGCGCTCTGCTGGTATAGGGGTCCGAGGATTGGGCTTCGGCCAGGATCGCAGACATGGAGATCCGCAATTCTTCCAGGCCCCCTTCCTTCTCCATCTTCAGGAGTTTCAGCTTGGCCTCGTCCCTCTCCTTGTCGCTGGTGAAGAGGTTGTCAATGAGAGAGAAGAGGGGCTGCGCAATCGAAGCCACAACCGTGGGAATCATGGGTCACTTCTTCTTTCCGGAGGGGGAGATGGGCCAGGACTTGCGTTGCGGGCCCGTCTTCTTGCGGGACATGGAGGCTTTCTGGGATGCTGACATCTTGGCAGCGGCGGCAGCGGGACGGCAGGCGGGGTAGCTGCGGGAAGACTTCTCGGATCCGCTTCTGCCGCAAGCCTTGCCCGTCTTTACGTCAACCCACTTCTCACCGAACCACTTGCCCAGGCCGCCCTTCATGTCTTCTTCACGCGATTGTCCGCGCCTCCCCAACTCCCGCCCTTCTTCTTGTACTCCTTGGCTGCCCACGCATTTGCATAGGCGCTGGGGTACACATCGAACTTCTTCTTGGCCGCCGCCTTCGCGGCAGCCCAGAGCTTGCGGTTCTTGGGGGTGGATTTCATCAGCAGTTCCACACCCGCAATGATTTGTTGATGCGGGAGTCGGGGTCGTTGGCTGTCTTGGCTGAGGTGAGTTTCTTTTTCATGCCTTTCATACGGGCGCAAAAGGAATCCCGGCGGGGACCACCTTCAGGTTGCGGGGCCTTGAGCCCGGGCTTGCCGGGGTTGGCTTTGTTGTATGCGGCGCGGCCCTTGGCGTTGAGTCCGCCCTTGGGGTCCTTGCCTTCTTTACGTTGCCACGCGGGGGATTTAGCCATAGGACTTCTGCAACCTCTGGATGCTGATGAATTCCCAGCCGCCTCGGGGAAAGCCGTTCGATACATCACGTAGCAGAGTGACGCCGGAAGTCCACATCCGCTGGGCTGGTCCAGCATACTCTTCTTTCTGGGTGGGGTCAAGATAGCACCCAGCCACCAGCCCGAAGAGTTTGGTGGAGCCGGTGCGGATGGCCATGTCCCAGATATGGGTGTGGCCCATCACGCAACTTCGATACTGCTTCTTGAGGAGGTTGGCGGCGGGGTACTCCCCGCCCACGGATTTGCCCATTACCCCCGTGACGAAATAGTGGGCGAAAGCTATCCCGCCCAGGGTCACAGCCTGAAGGAAGGGATGAGTTTCCCAAGAGGGGAGCCGGATGTCTTGGAGGCTGATGGTGCCGTACAACTCTGGGGTAAGACTGAGGGCACGGGTGAT